GCGTGTGATGCCCTGCTTGCTGGCGGGACAACGCAGCCTGAGTTTGATTACTCACAGCAGCGGCATCTGCTCTCGCACATGGATGACCCGACGCAGCCCGAGGCGTCTGACCGTTTCGGGGCGATGCTGAACGTTACGGAAATCTGGACGTACTTGCCGCTGCCTCGCGGGGCGTATCTCGATGGTGAGGATGTGCGGCCCGTGCCGGTAAAGATTGTCGTATCCGGCAATCATGTTCTGGAGTGCATCCGCAATCCGTTCTTCGAGCAGAAGGCCCCGTATGATGTGGCGCGTGTTGGCCACGGGGCGGGGCTGTTCTACGGCAGGGGCTACGGCTGGAAGGTGCGGTGGCTTCAGTACCTGGCGAACGACTTCACGAACCAGACGAACGACGCAGGCAACTACGCATTGAATCCGATTGTGAAGGCGATGGTGGGCGGGCTGGCTGGACCGCTTGGCCCCATCTTCCCTGGTGCGACGTACTACCTGCACGACCCTAACGCCCTGTCGTTTGACCGGCCGCCCGGCGATATCACCCAGTACGGGATGCAGCTGTCGAATTGGATGGTCAGCATGGGGCAGGACTTCGGTGGCGCGCCCCCAATCATGCAGGGCTCGGGTGCAGGGGGGCGGGCGAAGACTGCGACGGGCTCACAGATTCTCCAGAACAATGCCTCGATTCCAATCCAAGACCTCGTGCAGGACATCGAGAGGGACGTGATGGTGCCCCTCATGCGGTCCACCTGGATGCTCGGCAAGCAGTACGCAGACCGAGATGTGGTGGGGCGGATTGTCGGGGAAGACGCCACGCAGATGTTCGACAAGTCTGAACTAGATATTGATGCAGAGTTCTCGTGGATGGCCAGCTCGCAGGCTATGAATCAGCAGGCCCGTGCGCAGCAGGCTATCCAGCTGCTACAGATTATCGCCCCCCTCGTGCCGCTGCTTCAGCAGGTGGGGAAGATGGTGGACCCGACTCCCGTGCTTGAGCGGCTGTATACGGACGGCTTCGGGTTCAGAGGGTTCGACCAGTTCATCAAGGATGTACCGCAGATGCCGCAGATGCCGGGAATGCCGGGTGGACAGCCGGGAATGCCAGGGGTGCCGGGTGCTCAGGAGGCGATGATTGGAACCGGGGGCGACAGAGTGCGGTCGGCGGTTGAGCAGGCGGCTGGAGGTTCGGGGTCGATGGCTCCCGGCGAGGGCGGGGAGTTCATGGGTGTCCGGGAAGATGCAGATGAGTTGGCAGCGATGATGGGAGCAATGGGCGGAGCACCGATTGACGATAGCGAGGGATAAGGATGGGCGATACGCTAGATGAGACCGAGAGGTATTGTATCTCGATGCAGGAGAAGGCTGCCCTGCTGGTGAACAACGAGGGCTGGCTGGCTTTGAAGGAGCAGTTCACGTCGGAGATGGAATCGTTGATGCAGCGCGCACTTGGTGCGACATCAGCACACGAGATGGCGAAATATCTCGGTGCGTCATCCGCGCTTCGAGGCGTGGTGGAATGGCCCGAAAACACTATCCGTACATCGAGGGAAAGGATTGAGCAGATAGAACGAACGAGGCAGAGCTTTGTAGAGGCGCAAACGAGGCGACCACGAGGCGTGTGACACGTCTGGTGGTTCATTGACTAAACACACACAGTACGGCAATCATTGAGTCCATGAGGTAAGGCGTCGCCAGCCTTAATGGGCGTTTGGAGCGAAACATGAGTGATGATGTGAACGGCCAGCTCGACCCCTCCGCTCAGGGTCAGCTGTCGGATGCAGGTGACCAGGGACAGCAGCAACTAGATGGACAATCACAGCAGGCGAACGGCATTCAGCAGCGCATCAACGAGCTGACTGGGCGCTTTCACGCGGCAGACCAGGAGAGGACAGAGCTTCAGAAGCAGAACGCTGAACTGATTCGGCAGATGGTGGAGTTGCAGCAGGCGCAGGTCCAACAGATGCAGCAGTTTCGGCAGCCGCAGGAGCCACCGGTCGAGATTGACCCAGACCTCCAGCGGGCTATGTCCCACATGCTGACGCCTTACCAGCGTCAGATGCAGGAGCAGATGACTGCAATGCAGCAAACCCTTCAGGAGCTGAGAGGTCAGACGGCTGCGCAGCAGGTGCAGTCGTTGGCAGCTCAGCGAGGTGCACCTCCTGAAGTGGTTCAGCAGGCGTCCCAGCTTCTGGCCGGATGGCAGGCGAATCCGGCTCTCGCCTCTGTGGCAACACCTGAGGATGCACTCGCGTTTGCGATGGGCAGGCATGCCATGCAGCAGCGCGGAGTTGCTCAGCAGTCCCAGGCTCAACTGAACACCTACAACCAGATGGGTCAGTTCGGAGCGGTCGGGCAGCAGCCCGCGCCGGTTCGTTCTGCCCCTAGTCAAATCCCTGCCAACTTCGACCAGTGGGATGAGGATAAGAAGTTGGCGTATCTCGAAAGCAAGGTCGGGGACTTGCCGCTGTAGTTTGGTGGTCAGTGCCCGATTTACATCATGGAGTAGGAACTCATGGCACTGACTACCAGTACGACCCAGGCGAATGACCAGGATACGGTCATTCAGATGAAGCTGTTGAAGCGGGCAAACCTTCGCCTTGTCGCGGCAAGCATCTGCGAGAAGGTTCAGCAGGGGCAGGGCGAAGGCTTGACCGCAACGTTCGTGCGCTATCAGCGCATGGATGTCCCCCTCACCACCCTCACCGAAGGCACCAACCCCACCACCTATTCCGACCTTTCGTTGGAGCAGCAGACCGTCACGCTGGACCAGTGGGGCGATGTGATTGCCATCACTGACCTGGCGAAGCTGACCACGAAGCACCCCCTCGTCGAGGAGGCAATCAAGCTCCTGGCCGACAACGCTCAGCGCGTCATCGACCGTGAGGTCCAGATTGTCTGGATGGCTGGAACCAACGTGCAGTACCACGATGGTACTGCCGCTAGCCGCTCCGCGATTGCAGCGGGCGAAATCATGACGGACGCTGCCATCCATCAGGCAGTTGTGACTCTCAGTGACGCAGGGGCGAACCCGCGAGGTGCGCCTTACACGGAGCCGAAGGGACAGGCGGCGACAGGGAACCTTCGGGGCGGGCAGCACTACGTCGCCGTGTGTGGCCCTCACGTCATCCACGACATCATGACCACCAGCACCTCGCTGGGTACGTGGGCATCGGCTGCGATGTACGCGAACCAGAAGGCGCTCTACAACTCTGAGGTTGGAACCTGGCTTGGAGTTCGATGGGTCGAGACGAACTTCATTCCGAAGTTCGCCATCCTCGGCAACACCACTGCTGCGGTTTCCGATACTAATGCTTTCGGTACTGACACCCCGACTGTCACCCTGGGCACTGCTGGCGGTCTGGCCAACAGCACTGCGCACTACTTCAAGGTCACCCGTAAGAAGCTGACTCGTGGGTTTGAGGAGGACATCTCCATCGAGCACTCCTTGTCTACAGGTGCTTCGGATGACCAGTACACGTTCGACTTCAGCGGCCTCACGGCGGGATACGTCTACAACCTGTACTTCGGCAATGCGACGGGCGACGCCAATCTTCTTCTCCACACGGAGAACATTGAAGTTGGCGATTCCGTCTCGGTCATTGCCCTTCCCTCGGGAACGGCAGCTGCTCCTCCGAACGTGAACACCACGGGTACGCCGACGATTCACCCGGTGTACATCCACGCTGAAGAGTCGTGCCGCTGGGTCGGCCTCCAGAACCTCCAGATTCTGCGGAGCGCACCTGGACCGACCACGCACAACCCCTTGGACCTGTACCAGACGATTGGCTACAAGTTCATGGCCAAGGCGATGATTGCAGACCAGAACCGTCTGCTCCGCGTTGAAGTCGCTTCTACCTACTAGTTGAAAGTTGAAGGGCTCCCCGAGTTTTCTCGGGGAGTTTCTTGAGCTTTCAATTCAGGAAGCCTGAAGCGAGGAATCATGAGCAAGGACAATAAGATTGAATCAAAGTCAGAGGACAAGTCGCTGAGTTTCACCAAGGATGAGCTGTCCAAGCTCATCACCGAGGTCGCGACCAACGCGGCGATGGCTGCCCAGGTGGCGAACGTCAATCCAATTGCGCAGGTAGCGCGTGCGAGCGTTCCGAACCATGGCCCCAAATGCCAAGAGTGCGGTCAGTACGCCAAGGCATGTGGTGGCAAGCATGCGCAGATGATTGTGTTCCCGAAGGGGAAGGCTGCGCAGAAGTACTTCCAAGGCGTGTTCATCAACGGGGTGCGGTATGACTCTGGCAATGCCAGCCGGAAGATTACGGTTCCGGCGCAGAACGACATCATCAAGATTCTGGAGTTGATGGAGGACCAGGAGGAGCAGTTCAGGATTGGCCGGTCTGGCAATCACAACTCAGGGTCCATCGGCGGCAAGAGCGCAACTGGTTACCGACCTGCGGATGGTCGCGGGTGGCGATAGGAGACGTGATGTTCGAGAAGAAGCCTGAAGTGAAGAAGGTTGATGAGAAGAAGGAAGCAGAGCTGGACAAGAAGCTGGAGGAGCTGAAGGCGTCTACCGCGCTTCCTCCCATGACTGTCGAGAAGCAACCTGCTGCTAAGGCGGTGAAGGCTGCACCTGCCGAGGCTCAGCCAGTGAAGGTATCCAAGAAGGTCGAGGAGCTGGCTACACGGGAACTGAAAGCCGGGGAGTCCCGCGTAGAGTTGAAGTGGGAGGTTCGTATCAACGGCAAGCCCTATGGACCGGGGGTGGCCGTTGTTCCCACAGAGTCCTTCGACGTGTGGAGACATGCGCTGGTGAAGAAGCTGTAGGTTGTTTCTCTAGCTGTCGGAGGCGAGCGTGGGATACCGAACACATGACCAGTTGATTACGAATGCTCTGGTCGAGGCAGGGGACACGTCGTTATCTACGCTCGCCTCCGATTGGCTTAATGATTGGCTAGATGCCCGTTATTGTGACTGGCCCTGGCCGTTTTGTACAACTCGTTTGTCTTACTCGTGGACCTCGGGCACCACGTCCCTGACCCTCGGGAACGGCTCAGGCGGGGTGACGGAGCGCATCCGGCGAATCCTCGACCCCATCAAGTTCCGAAGCTCGACGTTCGCTGACCGGGGGTCTGCCCGAATCGTGGACATCTCGGGGCTGCCGGACTCCCAAGACCCGGACATGAATGACTCGTCCACCCATGTCGGGCTGCCCTCGACGTTCACGGTCGAGGCCAGTTCGGCGGCAGCCCATCAGTGGGTGCTCAAACCGCAGCCGGTGCCCGACCGCGCCCTCACGGTACTTATCCGCTACCTGCATATTCCTGAGCGCATCACGGGCAGCACCGTTCCGCTGTACCCGTCAGACCGAACCATGGAGATGGCAATCATCCAGAAGGCTCTGGCGCACAAGTTCGGCACGCACTCGAACGAAGCGCTGACTGCTGCCAAGCTACTGGTGTCCATGGTCATGGATGACCGGGTGAAGTTCGGTGAAGTCGAAGGGGATAAGCACCACGTAAGGCTCGACCCGAAAAGATTTAGATAGACCAACAGGAGGTTGGCGTGACGGCTTACATCCCCCTCGGACTTACGGGCGGCGTCAACCTGCTGGATGACGTGCGCACCATCCGAGATGACCAGGTGCGCAAGGCTCAGAACCTCGTACCCACGACGCCTGGCATCCTGGCTAAGCGCAAGGGGCTCGGGTTCCACCAGCACCTGTTCAACATGCTCGGGCACCCCATTGCGTTCACGCTGCCCAATTTCCCGTCCACGCTTGCAGCCATCATTGGGGTTCGGCGGATGGAAGACTCGGGGTCGCTGGCCCCCTCGAAGAACACCACCATTTACGCGGCAACCGGTATCGACACTGACCCGTACGAGGAGTACGACGCAGGACTCATCACAACAGGGCGTCCCTGTTTTGTGCACTTCAACGAGAAGACCTACTGCTTCTTCGGTCCCCCGGTAGTGAACAACGGGATTGTGATTGAGGAGTACATCCCGAACAGCACAGGCGTTCGCATTCGAGAGCTGGACTTTGGGTCGGGCAACAGCAACATCACGCCCGCCGGGGCCTGTGTGTATCGCAATCGTCTCGCGTACTGGTGGGACAACATGGTTGCCTTGTCAGACACGAATGACCCGGAGACTGTAGGGGCGGACCTGACCGCTGCAAACGGTCGGGCGTTCAGTCCGGGGCAGCGAGACGGCAGCAAGATTGTCGCCTGCCAGGAAGTCATGCTTACCGCAGTCGGCACGCCTGCTGAGACTGCGTTGCTCGTGCTGACGGAGCGTGGCGGCTACCTCATCACAGGTGAGCCCAATGAGACGGCAGACGCTACGCCCCCGATTGGCGACCTGACGGTCAACCGTATCTCGATTGATGTCGGGTGCAGCTCCCGGGAGACTCTCGTTACGACCCCGTACGGCACCATTTGGGCAGGACCGGATGATGTGTGGCTGTTCGCTCAGGGGCAGGTGCCAGTCCGCATCGGCAGCAACATCCGCCCTGCGCTCCAAGCAACCCCTGCCGACAAGCGTTACCTGTGGCATGCGGCGTATCACGACGGGTTCTATCGGCTCGCCGTCTTCAGCCAGGGCAGGGGACCGGATGATGACGACCCGCCTGACGACCAGTGGTGGCTGGACCTCCGGCACGGTGCGCCGAGGAACAGCGATGAAGCCATGTGGTGGGGACCGCAGCGGTACAGGCAGGCGATTGATTCAGATACAGACACCCCGTACGGGGTCTACCCTATGTGTGTCGAATCTCGACCGGGTAAGGAAAGCCTGCTGTACGGGGTCATGCAGCACTTGGTCGTAGCTGCTGGGCCGACGCTTGAGTGGCCGCTTCGGCTCGTCAGCTTCGATTCGCCCAACCACCGGGACATCTGCTTGGACCTCTCGACCGAGGTTACGGATGATAAGCACGGGACGTACAACTCTGAGATTTACATCGACTTGCTGACTAAGGCGTACACCAGTGTTGCCCACCAGCAATCCGACCCGCTTGTGGATAAGATGCTTCAGGGCGTCGAGGTGAACGTCATGAACGAGCGGCACATGCGGCTCAAGTGCCAGCTGATTGGCGACGAGGGGCTCACTGTTGAGGAGTGCTATTCCGACCTCGCACCTCGTACGTTCTTGCCTGGTGTTTCCCTGCTGGATTCGGCCAGGGTGTCCCGGTACTCCCAGAACGCATGGCTTCGACCGGACAGCTCAACCCGAGTGAACGCTAAGGCGTGGCAGCTTCGGCTGTATGACGATGGTGTGTGGGTCGTGGACGACAACAATGACGCAGTGGTCATCAGCCACTCAACTGCTGGCACCGTGACTGTCAGTCTCACGCAAGGTGCGTACGACAAGTCCTGGGCGGCTAGTGGCAGCCGATTGCTCACGCACATCGCAACCCAACTTACGACTGAATCAGGAATCACGTTCACCGCATCTGCCACGGCTGCCGGGCTGCTTCAGCTAAGCGCAGCTTCCGGCACGTGGGAGCTGTTGATTGATGAGTCTGACGCGGACCAGCTCAAGTGTAAGAGGGTGATGAGTTCCCTCGGATTCAATACAGACCCCCCGCTCTCGGGGGCAAACCCGGTAGTCGCAACTGAATCTTCATTCATCACCAACTCAGGTGGGCTCGAAATCGGAGCGATGATTGCAATGCTCAGAGCATTCAGAAGGAGGCCAGCGTGAATAAGTGGACCAAGGTGTGGCTGCCAGCTGCATTGGCAGTACTGGCGACTGCGGTCATCGCAGGGGCGGGTTCAATCAAGACATGGACGGGTGGCGACACGCTGACCATCAGTGACTTGAATGACAACTTCGACCATCTCCACGACAACATGGTTGGCGGGCACGGTGCGCGGCTTGTCGATTCAGATATCAGTACATCAGCTGCCATCACGCATTCGAAGATGGCGACCCCGATGGCGATTCCGAAAGCCATGTCGGTTGTGCCGCCGGGATGTACTTCGGGCACCTGCTCGCAGAATATCTCATGGAACGTTAGCGCGGTCGCTTGGAACACTACAGGGCTCTATGACGTGACGCTCAGCCCGGCGCGAGACGACGCTGTATACGGGGTCATGATTACTGGGTGGCTGAACACGGGAGCCAACTGCTCAGTCGGCAGTGCATCGCTCACCACCACAGGCTTCTCGGTTCAGTGTACCAACACTGCCGGTACCGCAGCGGATTCCGGATTTACGTTTGTGATTTACGATAATACTTAGGAGGCATGCCATGGGACTTCAGGATTACATGCAGTATTACGGCAAGTCTAAGTACGGCTCGCTTCTGAATGATGACGGCGGCATCAATCAAGAGCGTGCCGATTACGACCTCAAGACGCAACAGCTGTTCAATCCGTCTGGCGCGGAAAAGGCTTACGCCCCGCTCGGTCAGGACGTGGAGAACAGCCCGTATCGGGATTCATCTCTACAGGTCATGTCGCCTGCGGAGAGGCGTGAGAGGGATGCGCGGAACCTCCGCAAGCTCAACGCCCCGTATGCCGGCACGATGAGTCGACAGCGTGAGGCGTACGACTTGGAGCAGCGGCAAAAAGAGTACGAGGACATGCTCGATGCGTACTACGAGGAGATGAACAAAGAAATCGACATGGATGACCCGTACACGCAGCGGCTCCTTCAGCTGTCAGGCGGCGCAGCCATGAAGCAGGCGAAGCGCCAGGGCGTGCAGGGTGGATTGTCGGTTGCTAACTCGCAGCACTACATGAACCAGGCGCTGACGGGTCACGCCATGGACCGCAAGCGCATGGGCCTTCAAGCGTTAGGCATGAAGGGCGGCCACCTTGCTGGTCTGGCCCAGTTGGCGCAGCAGGAAGAAGAAATGCGGCAACGGCGCATGATGCACGAGCAGGAGATGCGGGCGCAGCCGGGTACAGCAGAGCGGCTCTTTAGCGCAAGTGCCCAGGTGCTCGGCACAGGGTTGGGTGTTGCGTTCCCGTATCTGCTGCCCGCAACCGCCGCCGCAACTGCTGCAACTGCCGCAGCTAAGGCTGGTAAGGCTGGTACTACGTCCACTGCCCAACAGCCGTTGAACTCCAGCTACGGGAACTCCAGCTACATGGGTCCACCACGTCCGCCCGCTGACCCTAATCTCATGGGTCCGCCACGCGGGGGAGGCTACTGAGATGGCAGGTAAAAGGAATGCAGGTGATGCGATTGCCGCTGGGCTTGGCGGATTCGCTCAGGGATTTGGTACAGGTGTCGGGCTCAGCAACCAGACGCTGAATGCGCGACAGAATCGGGCGTATCAGCAGTCGCTGATGGACAATCAGGCTGCGAAGCAACAGTTCGAAGCCCAGAGGTACCAAGAGGAGCAGCGGCGGCTGGATAGCCCACTGAACGACCGGCAGCTTGGGCTGGTGGACACCATTCTCAACCAGCAGTACCCGTTCCTGTCGGTGATGCCTCAATACATCGAAACCATACGTGAGCTGGGCATCAGCGATGAAGTGCCAATTAATGAACAATGGGAAGCATTCACCAAGCTGCCGCCAAACCTTCAAGAAGGCGTGCTTCAGGCGCATAACAAGATACAGATGCACAACGCTCAGCTTCGTTCGCGCCCTAAAATCAGGCGAGAGCTGAAGCCGTGGATGGATGCCATGGAGCCGTTGATAAAGGCGAACACCCAAGCGGAAGCACTCAGTGCCAGGATTGGAATCGAAAAAGACAAAGGTGACATCGCACTCGAGATCGCACGCATACAAGATGCAGGCAGGCGTTATAAGGCACGTGTAGAGGCGGAGAGAGTCGAACGCCTGACTGGTCCAGCCGTTAAGGCGTATGAG